GCCGCGCCGGGAGACGCCGCAGTGGTCGCGAAGCCGGTCACGTTGGAGCCCGTGATCATCTTCGACTGAATGAGCTGCCCGCCCGCCCTGAGCTTCTGCGCGGTCTGCCACGCGCGCGGATCTCCGTTCGGCGTGTTCAGGTTCGACGTGTAGTTGTAGATGTCCAGATCGGACGAGATCAGGCGCAGCGGGGCCGCAACCTGATCGCCCGCCGAGCTCGACTCAGTAAGGGAGACTGCCGCGAGGTCCACGAACTCAGCGCTCGCAAGCGCGCCTTCGCGCACGAAGTCATGCGACGTTCCGGGGGTTTCGAGCCATTGCAGCCGCGCGATCAACTCGTTGAGAGTTGCAACCGCTTTGAACACGCCCTGAGTGAGCGGGTTTCGCGCGATCGACGAAGCCTGAAGGTATGTATATGCCATTTGTTTTTTCCTACTCCCTATGCGGGGCTTCCCCCGCGTTCAAGCGGGCGTGGTTGTTATCGTCTCGTGCGTGCAGACAAGCCTTGAGATATGAGGCTTTCTGACGATACGTTTTGAACATTCTGCGGAGCGCTCCGGCCGTTCGGGGGCTGAGTGTTTCCGCCTACGATGCGACCGCTTGCGAAGTGGTCCTTCTCTTTGAGAAACGCGAGTGCCGCCTCGCTGGCCGTCTTGTAGGCGACGCCGCCGTATGTGACGGTAAGGATCTTACCGTCGTCGTCGAGCTCCACCTTAGAGTGGTTGCGAAACGCATCTACAGCGTCAGTGCGAGCCTTCGCAAGCACGTTCGCTCCGTCGAGAGCAGCGCCAAGGCCGCCGTCGACGATCAGATCCCTTCGGCGCTTCTCCGCGCTCTCGGCGCGCGCTTCTGCCGCTGTGATCTTCGTCATCAGATCTTGGCGCTCGCGCTCCATCGCTGCAGCGGCCTTCGTCGCCGCGATGCGCTCGCGCTCCTCGGCGCTCTTACCGGCGTTCTCTTTCTCCTCGCGAAGCTTGGTAAGCTCCGCTTCATACTCGGCGGCCTTCTCTGCCTTACCCTTCAGCTCGTCGAATCCGGCGAACTTCTTGGTTGCCTCGCCCACTCGTTGCCCGACGATCCTGTCAAGGTCTGCCTGCGTGAACGTGCGCGGAGGTTCGCCGCCTGGAACACCACCGCCACCGCCACCGTCGCCGTCCACGTTGAACAGCGGCCCGGTCGGCGTGCGAGAGAATGCGTGAACGAGAAAGCCAGCGATTCGTGCCTTGTTTTTCATGAGAGTGTTCCCCTGTACCGTCGATCGCGCTCCCTTACTATTCGCGTTCGACGCCGCGAATGGGAGAATAGACAACGGACGCTGGTGCGCCTTGAGCCGAACGCGCGTCCGAAGCGCGGCCCCTTTGGCGTTTTGTCTGTCTTACTGTCTTGCCGCTTAGGGTCAGGCCTGGGAGTTGAACCCAGTTCTCAAGCTTATGAGGCTCGCGAGTTACCCGTTCTCTTGCCAGACATGAAACCTTGCCCGCTTCGTTTCACACCGCGCGGAGCAATGCGCACCGAGCGCTCTCGTCTCGGCCTCTGCGTGCTCGCAATCGAAACAAGCGCCCGCGTTCTTACCTCGTCGTCTTCGTTTGAAATCGACCAGAGACAGGACGGGCAAAGGCATATGTTTCGCTGGTGCATGACCCTCGCTATCGTCTCAAAGCCGGGAACGGTAGAACCTGATTCTCACGATCTCGCCTTACGATCTGCGTCGCGTCGATGCTCGGTCCCATGTCGCGCACGGGCTTCGGCTTCTGGAGCAACCTGTACACCGGGCGGAAGTTGCTCGCGCCCTCGTCGATCACCTTGCGGCCCTGGCCGAGAAGGCGGTCGCGCGTCGGCCCGATGATCGCCCGTCGAGTGTCCTTGTCCTGAGCTTTCAACCACTGCTCCGGGGACTCTTTCTTGCCGGTGAGCCACGGCTTGTCAGGCTCGGGCTCTCCCTTACTCTTCGAGATCTCGCGCCTGAGGTAGTGCGGGTCGGCGATGCTTACCGTCGAGCACAAGCACGACGGATGCCGCGCGGGAACAGCATCATCAGGGTAGCCGCCAGGCCCGAGCCCGTAAGAGTCCGCGCTGGCGTAAACGTCGCACACGTCAGGCCTCGGGTGTGCCGGAGATAGGGTCCAGCGAACCCCGACCGTCCACGGCTGATCCTTCGCTTGCGCGATCGCCACGTCACGGAAGGATTCGACAGCCTCGTGACGCGCCATCATGCGCGCCTGGTAGCGAGCCTTCTCAAGCACCCAACGATCCACAACCTTGTCGACGTTCGCCGCCTTCGCCTTGCCGAGGTCCTTCACGAGCTGCCGTGAGGCGCTGCGCAGCGTGTACGCGCCGGCCTCCCCAAGCTCGCCTTCGCCCAGCGCCCCGACCTGCCTAGACCAGGCCTTCACAGCGCCGCTGTAGGCCTTGCCGTTGCCAGTCGCTGCCGCCTCTTGGAGCTCGCGCACGTACTTCGGGAGATTCACCTTCGGCGCGTCTGCGTCGAGCAAGCGTTCAGCCGTCCGCGTGATCTGCTCGCCCGCCCTTACGCTCGACTGAATGACCTGCCTCATCTCGGCCTGAGTCTTCGCGTCCTGCGCGTGCAGTCGGCGCGAAACGCTCAGACGATCGATCGACGTTCGCCCGCGAATGCGCTCCGAAGCCACGGCGAGCGCTGCCGCGTCCGTTCGGAACGTCGGGAGTAAAGGGAGGCCGGCCGCTGCCACCTCCTCAGCGCCGAACACGGCATTGAATGTTTCGCGGTCCAGCGTTCGCGCCTCGCGCGCCGCGTCGCGGATCGATTCCTCGATGATCTTGAGTGTTTCTCGAGGATCGCGCGCACCTCGCTGATCGTGTAGCCGGACGCTCGAAGGTCTCGACGCACGCCCTCAGCAATGCGATCGAAAACCTTACTAAGCTTCTCGTCGTGGGCCGCGATGGTTTTCAGCGCGCGCCTGCGAACAAGCTCGTGCACGTACCGTGAGATCACCTCTGATTCTCGGAAGGTCTTAGGCGGCATCGGCGCCCGGCTCGGTCACTTCTTCACCATCGCCTTCCGGCTTTCCATCCTTGCCAGGCTTGTCGTCTCCGAATGCGTCGTCTTGCTCGGTCTGCAGGCGCAAGTCGTCGAGCTCCGAATCGATCGCCTCCTGCGTCGACACCGGAAGATTCGGTAGCATTCGACCGATCAATCGCCGCTTCATCTCTGTGTCAGCCGTTGGCCCGAGCTTGAGCGTCAACGCTGTCAGAACGCCGTCGATCTCGCTGGCGAGGTCTTCGACGCTGAAATCAGTGGGTGACGAAACGGTAAGGCTTTGCGCGTTCGCGTCGCCAAGCATGGAGCCCACAAGCCTGAGGGCCTCTTGCTCAGCACGCGCCAACGTCATTGCTGCGCCGCCTAGCCTCTTGTTCGTCTGCTCGAATTCATACGCGCGAGCGATGCCGCTCGAAGCCTGCGTGCCGGTAGCCTTGGCATGCTCTACCTGCTCGGTCCTGTAGATCTCCCTTACCGTTACTTCCATGCGCCTTTCGAGCGTCTCGGCGCACGACGCCGGAGGGGCCACGTAGTGCAGGCCCATCTTGGAATCGTGCGGAACCTTGATCGCTGAGCCCGTGCCGCTCACGATCTCGCCCACGTTCGTCGCCATGTCAGAAACAGGAATGCCGAGCGTTGCGAATACCTGATTCCTGATGTGGTCCCGCATTTCGCTTTCGAGATTGAATAGGCTTCGAGCCGCGATCGCTGAGTTGGCGACCATTGACACGCCGCGCAAGCGGTCCTCTGGCGTTGCCTTGGCCCGGAAAGAGACCAGCGGAATGGTTCCGTAAGAGTGTGCGATCTCCTGCGTCGAGTGGATTTCAGGCTGCTTCCCGTCCTCGGTTCTCACCGTGTACTTGATAACGCGGTCAGGGTACCAGAGAGAGTAGCGCTCTTCGCTAACTCCAACACTCAGAAGGTCTGATCTTACCGTGTGCGCTGTTCTCAGCTTCAGCGCGACTAGAGCTCCGCCGTCATCGCAAAAGAAGTCGATCACGTTGAGCGGGTAGAGCGGGATCGCGCGAACTGAAATCCCGAGCTCGTCCCTGCGCGCTCGGCTGAAGTCTTCGCCGGCTCCGTACTCGCCCGCCGTGCCGACAACATCGAACAACACCGGGCACCATCCGAGTGCAGCAGCGCGCGGTACGATCACTTCGCGCTTGAGCGTGTCCCACGGCGTGCCGTGGCCGTCTGCGTTCTGAACCCACTCCTCAACGTTGTATGGCACGCTCTGACGGTTGACTGCCGCTTTGTTGATGTAACTCAGAAGCAGATCGAGGATCGGCCCGACGTAGTTCGTGTAATGCGCGATATCGATCCGCTTGTCGAACTTGTTGAGTTCCTCACGCGGGAACTGGTCGAGGTAGGTGTCGCGCTTCACGTTCACGAAGCCGTCCGCGCGCTCCTGCGAAGACGCCACAAGAGAGTAAGCTTCAGCGGCCCACCCGAGTTGACTCGCTGAAGTCGCGCCGTGCTTTCCGCGGAAGCCACCTGTGCCGAAGATCGCATCAAGAAAGAACTTGTGCGCGGTCGCTTCTTCGACGTAGTCGGGCCGCTCGCGCCGAAGCGATGCGATCAGAGTGTCTTCAGCCATCGTTTCAATACCCCGGAATGTGTGTGCGCTGAATCTCTTGCACTGGCATATTGCGAACCTGGAACGCGATGCACCAGGAGATCCAGCGGTCGTCCTTCGAGCCGTCTTTGCTGCCCTTGCCGCGCGCTTCGACCTTACCCTTTTCGTTTCGGATAAGCGTCTTACACTCGTTCACTGACCACCGGTCCGGGCTGTTAGTAAGGTTCGCTCGAATGGCTGCGCCCAGGTCGTCGATCATCACAGGGCGCGTAACAGAGTTCGTGTCCCACCCGTGCTTACCGTCTTTCGTCTTGTAGACGCGGCCTGACGGGTACTTCGCTTCGTGAAGAATGGCGCGCAGCGCAGCGTGGCCGTGGTTGTTTCGCTCAGGTGCCAACCTTGCCATGTTGTAAATCTTGCCGATCTCAGCAAGCGCGAGCCCGTAGTCTCCGGGCTCGATCGTGTCTTCACAGTAAGTCGCCACCACTTGCGCGGTGCGCCTCGAGATGACCGTGGCTGCGCTTGCGTCGCTTCCGGTTCCCTCAGAAACGTCGCCGCCGACGATGTAGTCCTCTCCTGGCACTGGCTCACCGAACACATGGAGATCGCCCACAGAGCGCCCCATGGCGCGAAGCGAAACCTTACGCTCAGGCTCGCGAACGAGCTCCATCATCGCATCGATCACGTCAGGGTCGAAGTATTGCCGGCCAGCAACACGGAAGCATGAGTCCGCGTCGACCGGGAACTCTTGCAGCGTCTTGTCGGGCCCGATGTCGACTGAGCCGTACTTCGAGCGCCACCATACGATCTGAGCATCGTCAACGCCGAGCTGTCGGAGCTTGACCTCCCACCGATCGCGCGGGAGCGGGTCAAAGTCAGGCTGGACGATCCCTCGGTAGGTCCGGTGCTCGTACCACGGAAAGAAGTGCGCCTTGTATCGCCCCTCTCCGCGTCGGGCCGCCTGCACCATTTCGTAGAAGAGCCCGCCTGCGCCGTTCGCCGTGGACTCGATGACGATCTCTGCGCTGTCAGGCGTCGCTGCGCTGAGTGCGTTCCACGTCTCGGCAGCCGCGCCCCAGAAGGCCATCTCGGTCGCGTGCAGTCGGTGGATAGTGCCAGAGCGCCCCTTGTTCTGCGCTGCCTTCTCGGTGCTTCCTGATTCGACTATGCGCACTGCCGATCCGGTGTCAGCAAACACGAGCTCGGTCTTCGTGCTGTAGCGCGTGCGCGGCAGAAGGCCGCGGCGCTTCAGACACTCAGCCATCACTCGCAGGTTGAGAAACAGCTGGTTCTTGATCTCTGCGTCGTGGACGACCACCTGAACGTTGACGCCAGGGCGAACCACAGCGAACTGCAGATCGCGAGCAAGCTCCAGCGTTGAGAACCCGATCTGACGAGGCTTGATCGCGATGTCGCACCCGGTGCGCTCGCGCTCGAACCGCTTTTGCTCATCGTTCCAACGCTTGTAATCGAAACGGACCATGCCGCCCGACTTGAGCTTGATCTCAAGCAGCGAGCAGAACGAAGGGAAGTCCCCGAGAACGTCTGCGATGTCCTCAGCCAGGCTTCGCGCGTGCACACCTTACTCCTCGGATTCGTCTCGCTTGTAGCGTGATGCAAGGATGCCCATCACCTCGTTGCGGAGGTCGTCCGATGCGTTTGCAGGCTCGTCGCCCACAGTGGTTGAGTGCAAGGCCTTCGCAGCTGCAACCGCGGCGCGCGTGGCGTCCGCAAGGGCAGCAATGTCAGGGTCGGGCTTCCCATCGTCGCCCCTGCCACGGTAAGCTTTTTTTGCGGCAGTCATGTTCATCACCACGAGCTGCCGAAGCGCTGCGGTCACGAGCGGAACAGATTCCTTTGCTTCCGTTGATGCAACGCTGCGAGCTGCGGCGCGTCGCTCGTTGGTTTCCTCTGCGAGGAATCGCCCGACCGCAACGTGCGATACGCTGAACCCATCTTTCCCAAGGGCATCCGCGATCTGACGGTAAGTAAGGCCCTGCGCTGCCAGCTCTCGCACGCGCTTCTCTTTGGCTGCTGTGCGGATCTTGTTTGGTTGGGGCATGGTCTTACTGTTCTAAATGGAGCGCTGAGATCGGTTCTGCCCCGTCCCTTCCCACCTGGACGGTGGGCGTGCCGCTATCTGCACTTTCAGCGCGAACTCCTCGATACATCCCGACGCCCAATTCTCTGATGCGCTGAAACGGCAATTCTTTGACCGTTAGATTCGCGCGCTCGTTGGGGTGCAGAAAGTATATGTAGCGAAACATGTGGCCGTCGAGCGCGCGACCAGTGGCCACAGCCCCCCCGTTCACCATTGTTTTTACGCTCTTTGTCTGCGCAAAGCGCGTTGTTTTCGAGCCGTCAGGCATGACCCGAATCTGATCGCTCTTCTTGATGCCCGTCAGCGCGAAACCAGCCGCGCGATAAATGGTTCCATCACCACACTGAACACCATCAGCGAAAGACAGGATCCACTTGAGCGAAGGGTAGCGACTTCGGAGAATCCGCATCGCCACAGCAAGCGACCGAGATTCGCCATTTCGTGGCATCCACTCAGCAAACGCCATGCGGTTTAGTTCGAGCATTTCCGCCCACTGCGTGCCACGCACAAGCCCCAGAACTTGCCGTCGCATCATCGGAGGCCCGAACTGCATCACGCCGCCGCAGCGGCCGTCTAAGAACGCGCCAAGGTGGATCTGCGAATTGGGAACGCCTTTGCCCGCATAGTGCCAACTAGCCACAAGACGCTTTGCGTCTGCATGCTGTATTGGCCGTACGACGATCCGCTTTGCATCACCCATGGAAAGCCACGCACACAGCCTCTAAGGCATTCCCATTGCTGTTAGCGTTGTCGTCAGCGACGAAACCGCGCGCCTTCGCTGCGTCGATCGCCGCGTCGACAATCGCCTTTTGTCGATGCGAGAGAGTGAATGTCACCTGAGTATGACTGGGCTCGTCTCCCAACTCGGGAAGGCCGCCATATGCCAAATCGCCGCCCATCTTCTCAATGTCTTCGCTCGACCAACCGGCGAGCGCGACATCTTCAAGCGAGAACTCGCCCATGACCTCTTGCAGCCCGTCAACGTCCCATGGTGACAGCTCGTTGAGCCGGTTGTCAGCGAGCGCGAGCAAGTGCGCCTCGTGCTCGCTGATGTCCAGGTACCGAACCGGCACTTGCTTGAGCTTGAGCACCAGCGCGGCCTTGAGCCTGGTGTGGCCCGCGATGATCTCGCCGTTCTCTTTGCGCGCCACGATGGGCGCACCAAAGCCGAAGCGTTTGATGCTCTCGACCACGCGCGCAACGTTTTCATCGTTCTTGCGCGGGTTCTTGACCCACATCGTTAGCTTTGAGACCTCGACCCACTCAGCTGCGGGCACCGTCGTCTCTACCTGCTCAACCTTACGCCCTGCCATGTCCTGCCCTTCGCTGCGCTGCAATGGTGCGCACTCGACACTCTTTGGCCGCTGTTGGCTAGGCTGTCCTTCGCTGGGCTTTTCCACCAGTAAGGTTCTCCCAGCGCTCTACGATTACGTCACAGTAGGCGGGTGAGAGTTCCACCCCGAAGCACTGGCGACCCGTTTGCTCAGCCGCGCTGAACGCTGGCCCAGATCCAGAAAACGGATCGAGCACGATCCCGTCGCTACCCAGGTGGTTCTCGATGGGGATCGTGTACAACCGAACCGGCTTGACCGTGGGGTGCTTGAGCTCTCCCACAGCGCCATCTCGCGCAACCTCAAAGACGGTCGACTGGTTACGGCTACCAAGCCACGAGTGCGCAGCACCAGGCACCCACCCGTACAAGCAGGGCTCGTGTCGGTAGTGATAGTCAGACCGCCCGAACACGAAGTTCGGTTTGACCCAAGCGAGCACGTGCTTGAATCCGCCGATCTCGTCAGCGGCGTTCATGAAGCTGCGCGTCTCTTTGTCAGCGTACCAAACATACCAGGACGCACCGGGCGACAAATGCGCCAGACTGGCCTTGAACGCTGCGCGCAGGAACCGTTCGAGGTTCTCACCCGTAAGTTCGTCATTGGCAATTGTCTTGCCTGCGCGGTAGGTGCTTGCGCGCGGGTCGTGGCTTCCGCCGCAGACCTCAACGCCATACGGTGGGTCCGTGGTCATCAGACCAGCGCGGTCGTCTCCCATCAACTTCGCAAGCGTCGCGGGCAGCGTCGAGTCGCCGCAGATCAGTCGATGCCGGCCCAGCTCCCACACATCGCCCGGCTTCGTCACCGGAACCTTCGGCGGCTCGGGGATCTCATCCTCGACGACTTCGGCAGGCTCGGAGAGCGCCTCACCGTCCAGAAACTCGACCCCAAGCTCAGTAAGGTCCGCCGAGCTCCACCCCGCCATGTCGATATCGGCCAGCGAGAACTCGCCCATCACCTCCTGCAACCCGTCAACGTCCCATGGTGACAGCTCGTTGAGCCGGTTGTCCGCGAGCGCCAGCAAGTGCGCCTCGTGCTCGCTGATGTCCAGGTACCGCACGGGCACCTGCTTGAGCTTGAGCTTGATCGCCGCCTTGAGCCGCGTGTGCCCCGCGATCACCTCGCCGTTCTCTTTGCGCGCCACCAAGGGCGCCCCGAACCCGAAGCGCTTGATCGACTCGACCACGCGAGCAACGTTCTCGTCGTTCTTGCGCGGGTTCTTCACCCACAGCGAGAGCTTCGAGATGTCGACCCACTCAGCTGCGGGCCCCTGTTGCGTCTCGTTATTCGCCTTCGCCATCACTCACCGGGGGTAACGCTTTACGCAAACTCGTAACGTTACAGCTTCGCGCAGCGCCACCAGGAAGCTCAGCAATCGGCCTAGTTTTCAGCGCTCAAACGCGTATCGATACAACCGAAACGAAGCATGCTGATCGAGCATGGCACACACTGTGCAATGTCTACCCACTCGCTTTCGCTCGGGCTGCTTAGTCCCCGGGCCACGCGACCGTTGTAATTGCGTGCTTTTTCGAGGCCCGTCGGGAGCGCGCTTGCTCTACCGCGTAGCTCTGCAAAGCATAGTAAGATTCGCTTGTTTCGATTCGTTACGCAAGCCCACACAACCACGGTATTTTCGAGGGCTCTTGGGGAACTTGGAGTAGTTGGAGCGTGCTGCGGCAGAAATCGTCCTCAGGCGTCCTTGCTGTCGGTGTCGCCCATCCACTGGTGGAGCTTGATCGCGAGCGCTCCGACGAACTCGACCCACGTGACCGAACACGGTGCGCGGCGGTCGGCGGTCGCAGTGACCACCGTTGCCGGCTCTGCTCCTGCGTGTCCGCGCCTCACGCTGAAGATGGCAATACGGTCGTCGCGAGCGATGGCCTCCTCCAGCCTCGCGCGCATCTCGTCAGCGATGCCAGCCTCCCACTGAGATCCACCGGCGATGGACCTGAGCAGCGACGGCTTGGGCTTTGGCGCCGGTGCAGGCTCAAGCTCGTAAAGCTCGTCGTAGGCCTCCTGGCACGCCTGGAAAAGGACGCATGCCCGGTATCGCTCCTCGCCTGATAGGACGTGGGTGATGGCCCACCCAGCGGCGGCCAGGAGTCTTGCAGCCGCTCTGCGTTCGCCGCGTCTGAGCTCACGCACGACCCCGGACAGGTAGTCGGCCACCATGCGCGCATCGTTCGTCACGCCTTCCGCCTTACCTTCGGCTTGACCGACTCGAGGAATGCGTCGATGGCCGCGGCAGGGATCCGCCAGTGCCCGGCGTGCCCGTCCCGGAAAGCCCCGGGGAAGCGCCCAGCCTCGCACAGTTGCCTGATGCGCTCGTCCGAGTATCCGAGCCGATGGCCTGCGGTGCTCGAGGTGTAGACGCTTCGATCTGCGCGATCAGCCATTCACCACCAACCTCTCCCTGAGCTCCGCAATTTGCTCGAACATCCCAGCGGCCGGGGGCGGCTCGGGGATGAGCCCGCGCGCGGCGAGTTCGATGCTCACGACCAGGCGCCCGCGCTTCACAACCGCCTTGAGTCCGCCCACACTGACGCCCGTGCGTGCTGACAGGTCCTCGTAGCTCGGCGTTGCCACGACAGCCCCAGGCGTGCGCGCACACAGGACGGCCATGCACTGCCCCGCGGTGAGCCCCCAGTGGTCGTTATCGGGGTAGGCAAGCTCCAAGGCCTGCCGCACCCGTACAAGCTCGCCTGCGCGGTGCAGAAGCGGGTCGTCTGACTTGTTCGATCCGCCCTCCATGTATCCGCGCTCGATGCACGCGATGATGCCGCCCGACGCACTCGGGGACGCTCGCCCGCCGCGCTCGAACTCGCACAGGGCGATCAGCGCGGCCGCGAGGCTCGACCACTTCGGCGCGCCTGAGGGTTTCTTGATCCGGCTCGTCGTCGGGTTCCACATGCTCACGCTCGACCAGCGCTCGGCGTCGCGCTCCCACTCGCACAGCACGCACTCGTGGCACCGTTGCTCTCCGCCCTTGCAGGTCGCCGGCCACACGGATGCGTTGAGCGTCGGGGGTGAGCTTGCGCATGGAAGGCTCGATGCCTTGAAGGCTTCCATGAGCTTCGCTTGCAACGCGTCTTGAACCTTACTTTGCGCGCCTTCGATGGCGCGCATACGCGCAGCCGATGCCTTGGCGCGCATGATGGCTTTGCACGACTTGCACGTTGTGTCTGGGCTCGTTTCCCCGTAGTCGGACGAGCTGTCAGAACGGTGTCCGCACAACGCTACGAACTCAGGGCCCGGCGCGTCGTTGTTTCGCATGTGGATGAGCTTACTCTTTGTCAACTCTTCACCTCTGACTGACCCTGCAGTGCTCTTAGTCGTCATGCCGCCACCGTATCCCCGCCACTACCCAGCGCGTTCTGAT